CAGCACCTGTGAACCTAGCACCAGCAGTTGAACCGGCGAAGCCTGCAGTTAAACCCGTGATACCAGCAGTTAAACCCGTGATACCTGTAGTTGAACCAGCGAAGCCTTCAGCAACCGTGAAATGCTCGAATCCTGAATTAGAATATCTGACAAAATATCCTGACGTATCCAGAGCAGTGAAAAAAGGATCATTCTCCTCAGGATATCAACATTGGGTGATGCATGGATCAGCTGAGGGAAAGATTAGTTGCTGGCCGAAACCAGAACCAGTTGCTGAACCAGCGAAGCCTTCAGCAACCGTGAAATGCTCGAATCCTGAAGCTGAATACTTGGCGAATTATTCAGATGTTGCTAATGCAGTTCGAAATGGAACATTCACCTCAGGTTATCAGCATTGGTTGAAAAATGGATCAGCTGAGGGAAAGATTAGTTGCTGGCCAAAACCTGAACCAGTAGTGATACCTGCTTCTGATCCAGTGATAACTGCTTCTGATCCAGTGATACCTGCTTCTAATCCAGTGATACCCGCGGTTGAACCAGTAAAAGATGAACCAATAGGGTGCTGTTTTTTTCGAGAATCAATGGAAACTCTTAGTCCAGCATTCGAAGAAATGACATCGAGTGCATGTGATAAAAAGAAAGGAGCTGACGGGCTTCCAGGAGTATGGATTAGTAATCCACAAGGACGAAATTGTGTTTTAAGATATGATTCATCATTTAGTGTTGACCCCCTCGCACAATCATTCCTGATAGATGAAGAATGTTTCATCACTTCAGTGGATATCTTTTTCAAGGATGCACCAGCAGGTGACAGAGTATTCTTTAACCTCGTCGAGATGAAGAATGGCTACCCAACGCAGGATATTCTTTCAAGAATAGAAGTTGATTGTTCAACCATCACTGCATCAGAAGATTCATCTGTGCCCACCAATATCAAGTTTGATTTTCCTGTTCATGTTGATTCAGGTAAAGAATATTCAATCGTGGTAGGTGGATATTCAATCAAACCCACCGTATGGGTATCAAAGATTGGTTCAAACGATGTTCTGACAGGTGAATTGATTGAAACTCAACCATCCTTGGGATCACTGTTCAAGTCTCAGAATTCATCCACATGGACAGCATCTCAGTATGAAGACATGAAGTTGAACGTCTATCGTGCAAGATTCAAGCATTCAGATGCCACGATTTCAGTCAATAACAAGGCTTATCGGGATGAGAAGATCCTGTTCAATCCAATCGAAACACGAAATGGTGATAACGAGGTTGTCATTCATTACGAGAATCATGGAATGGGTTCAGGTGATTCTGTCAAACCAAAGTTATTTGAAGACACGCTGTTTGCATTCACACCTGATGATTCAACCAATCCATCTATAGGTCAGGTTCTCGTCACTGAAACCGGATCTGGTATTGTTTCACGTGTTTTCTCTGATGGTTTCAGACTTGAAAATATGATTGGTCACTTTGAGGCTGGTCAGAAATACGAAACAATCGAAGAAGAACGCGATATGAATAGCTATTATTCAACCAAGCTTCTGAATATGGACATTCCACCTCTCAATATTTCAAGAAAAACAGGAGCAATTCAAACCACACTCAATCCGTTATTGAATGGAGTTCCCTTTGATGAGCTGAATAAGATCATGACAGTCAAGGAAGCAATCAACCCAAACTGCTTCAAGGTTAATATCAATGCTCAAGCAAATCTAACCGGATACACGGGCGGTTCTGTCAAGATTGAAGGAAATCGTAGATATGAACTCTGTAGCATCACTGGTGACTACAAGGCCTATGGCTACAATGAATCATGGTTATTCAATGGCATTGGACACGCGTTCGATGAAGAACACTCGAGTGACAACTATTCAGAATTCAATGACATTTCATATGCTTTCGGTGAGATTCTTGAATTTGATCAACCGATGAAATTAATCGGTGAAATGAATGAGAGTAGAGTGAAGACTAAGTCAGTTAATCTCGTGGGTTATTTCACTGGTTCAAGCAATGCTCTTGTCAGTCCAATTTTCAGTGTTGATACCTTCAAGTTCTCTGGTGTCGCAAATAACATCGATTCATTCACTGAAGATAACTTTGATACCGAAACATATTATCCTGAAACTGATCCTATCAACGGGATTGCTCTCTATAAATATGTGACGAGAGCAGTTGCATTAGCTAATCCTGCACTCGATCTGAAAATTTATCTTGATGTCCATAAACCGGACAAGGCAGATTTCGACATCTATATCAAGAAACTTGAACCACACGATGATACGGACATTGATGAAGTTGAATGGGTTCAGGTCAACGCAGATAGAGCAACCTGGAAGAATCTTATCTGCAGGAAAGGTGAGTTCAGAGAAATCTTGATCGAGCCAGGTGTATTGATGCCTGAACTCTTCACGTCTGAATTCTCATCATTCAAATTGAAAATTGTTGGAAGATCACCCAATACTGCCAAGCCACCATTATTCAAACTTCTGAGGATCATTGCGGTAACATGAAAATTCAAAAAGTAAAGAACTTCAAGGACCTGGTGAAGGTTGATTCTGCATATATTGTCAACACCAATGAAGCAGATTATAAGGCAGCAATCAACCGAAGAAAATACATGAACACGATGGTGAATATGGAGGAGAAGATGAAAGCACTCGAAGAGAAGATTGAAAAAATGACAGGGAATCAATCTGATGACAATTGAAACCATCAGTTCTGCTGATACATTCGAAACCTGGAGAATCAGAACCAATGAAATTATTCGGTTCTTGAATTCTCTGCCCTTCGATGCTACTGAGATTGGAACTCTGATTTCAACAGTCGGAACTCACACCACGGATATTGCTGACATCAAACTCGCTCAGGGCACCCTCAGTGATGATGTGACTGACTTTGGAATTATCGTTGGAAATCACACTAATGACATCAACACAATCACTGGTTCGATTGGTGTCATGAATGACCTAACCACCACTGACAAGACAACTCTTGTTGGTGCGATCAATGAAGTCAGAGGTAGTCCATGATCAATTCAAGATCAAAGTTGACTGATTATTGCTTGAGACAGCTCGGAGCACCAGTTCTTCAAATCAATGTTGCTCCGGAGCAGATTGTTGATCGACTGGATGATGCTCTGCAGAAGTTCTGGGACTTTCATGGAGATGGTGAGCAGGTTCGATATCTGATGTATCAAATCTCTGAAAAGGATGTCACGAATGAATACATCGAACTCGATGAAAATATCACTGCGGTGGTTAGACTGTTTCCCTTGACATCTGCATATAATTCAGGAAATCTTCAGTTTCAGTCATATATTTCAGATTTGATGAATTATCAAACTACCACGGCAGTTGGTGTTCATGGCTATGTCATTTCCCAGATGCATCTATCAATGCTTCAGGATATGTTCGCACCTGAAAAGAGAATCAGATATAATCGATATACCAACACTCTCAGAATTGATGATAGTTGGGAAGAGATGCGAGTTGGTAGCTTCATTGTCTTCGAATGTTACTCGACAGTTGATCCTCTTGAATACAATAATGCCTACAATGATCCTTGGCTCAAAGCATACGCAACTGCATTGATCAAGAGACAGTGGGGTCAAAATCTCTTGAAGTATCAGGGTGTGGTGTTACCGAGTGGGATTGTTCTTGATGGGCGAGCAATATATGAAGATGCTCGTGCAGATATTGAAAAGCTGGAACAAGAACTCTATAATATCTATCAGCTTCCTCCAGATTTCTGCGTAGGGTGAAATCAATATGTCAGTCAACCCATATTTCACGAATCTCGGATATTCAGGTGAGCAGAATCTCGCCCAGGATCTTGCTGATGAAACTATTCAGATTTCAGGTTATAATGTCTATTATCTTCCTCGAGAAGAACTCATAGACCCTATATTCGTTGAGAGTTTTCAGACGAAGTTTCAAGAAGCAAGAACCATTGAAATGTATCTCTCTAACACCGATGGTTATGCGAGTGGTGAGGGTGTGGTAATTTCAAAGTTTGGTCTGCTTGAACAAGAAGATATCGACCTTATGGTTTCAAGACGAAGATTCAATGAAGTCTTCGAAGGTCTAAGAATAAGACCACAGGAAGGTGATCTGGTTTACTTTGGTGATCCTAAGGTTTCATACAAATCAATGATCAGTAGTATATTTGAAATCACCACTGTCAAGAATGAGGTGCCATATTGGCAGTTCGGCACCTACACGGTCTACAAGATCAAGTGTGTTCGATTCACCTTCGGACATGAAAGATTCAATTCAACAATTCCTGATATTGACGCACTCAACGAAAACACCTCAAATGATGTTATTGACAATGCGATCAATGAGGCACTGAAATTGAAAGAATCAACTCTGAAAGACTTTACTGAAAAGTCACCGTTTGGAGATTTCTGATGACACCATTCTATCATCAAACAATCAAGCAGGTGATCACCACCTTTGGCGCAATCTTTGATTCATTCAAAATCACCACTGATCATGATGAGATAATAACGGTTCCAATACATTATTCACCAAGAGAAAAGTTCATAACATTCTATCAAGCAAGCGCAGATCTTGATGAGATTGCAATCGAGACTACGCTTCCAAGAATGGGCTTTGAGCTAACCGGGCTCAATTTTTCACCTGAGAGACACACCAACAGTCTGAACAGGATGAAATCTCATGTATCTGATGAAAAGAAATTCATGTGGAATCGAGTACCATATGATTTCAATTTCTCTCTCTACATAATGACGAAGAAATTTGAGGACTCCTTGAAGATTGTCGAGCAGATACTACCAAATTTCACACCTGACCTCAATGTCTCTATAAAGGATATGAACCCGTTCGAGATTGTTACTGACATTCCATTCACCCTAACTTCATCATCCTTTGCTATCGATTATGAGGGTTTGATGGATGCAAAGAGATCTATCAATTGGGAGATAAGTTTTTCAGCGAAAGCATATCTTTATGGATCTATCAGAGAGCAAGAAAGAATCAAGACATTATTGGTCAATGTGGGGGATACTGAAAGAGAAATAACCTATGGGAAAGAGATGTTTTCATTATTGGATGTGACGTCATGAATGATAAATTCGACAAAATCAGTGAGTCTCTTCAGACAGCAGAGAGTGTTTCATATCCTGTTGATGAGACCTTGAAATATCTTCCTGCAGAAACGAGTGGGAATATTCAGAAAGAAGCAAACGAAGCAAAGAACTGCGTGAAATCAGACTACGAGTTTGCAAGAAAAAATCTGATTAGAATAATTGAGGATGGGATGCAGCTTGTTCCTGATGCGTGCGAAACTGCAAGAGAAGCAGAAACACCAAGACAATTCGAAGCCCTTTCAACCTTTCTGAAAACCATGGCTGATATCAATAAAGACCTTATTGACCTTGGTGAAAAACGAATTAAGATTGATTCATCTTCATCATTATCAGATGGGAAGAATGTCATCAATCAGACAAATCAAACAGCGGTCTTCTGTAGTTCAACTGAAGATCTATTCAGTAGGTTATTTGAAAATAGATTGGAGAATCAACAATGAATGATAGTGAAATTCAGAAAGTTCAAAGAATTCAAAAAGACATCAATGAATCAGGATTTGGACCAGTCAATGTCACTGGGATGTATGATCAAAAGACGAGTGATGCTTATGGTGAATTGCTGAAACTGAGCAGTGTTGGTGGTGTTTTTCAGTCCATCCCAACACCTGAACCGTTGAAGCCATGGTGGACATCAAGAGCAGTGATTGGATCAATTTCAACCATCACTGTCAGTATTGCAGGAATGATTGGGTGGTCACTCGATACGCAGGGAACGAATGAAATCATGCTTGCAATCGTTACCTTGATTTCAGGGTTGATTTCATATGTCGGAACAATTCAACGAAGAGCACCTATTGACGTTTCTCTAATCGCACCTGGATTTAGAATTTCAGAATCCCTGGTGCATCAATTTATTCAGAAAATTTTCACAAAATAGAAGGATATTTTTTCCATGACCAAAGACGGCGATATAAAATTTGATGATGGTGTGATGGTTATGCATCATGCAACAGATGAAATCGAGATTCTCCGAAAGGATGTTGATTTCGCCCATTCAAAGTTGAGAGAACATGGATTCATGATTAACAACCTCATAATTAAGTATAGCACCCATTTTCAACGCATAGATAAAATTGAGCAAGAGATGAATGAAAATTTCAAGATTTTGCATGAAATGAAGAATGGAATTGACAGGGCTATATCCATTGTTGATAAGAGCAATGTATCTCTGCTTGAACACATGAAAGAAGAAACTATAAACACTGAAGCAATCCATAAGAGATTCATAAAGATTGTCACTCTTTTTGCAACAATATCAATTCTTCTGATTTCAATCAATGCTGTCTTGAATAAATCATCTGTCGCTGATATCTTGATTTCATTATTGTCAAGTCCCGCTACTAATTGATCGAAGATTCGAGCATCATCTTCACACGAGAGATGCTCGAATCTTCACAATTATGACTATACCACCGTCCAACCCTTGGAAGTAGCAATGGATGGATTATCACCCGATATGCCATAATTTCCTGTGACGGTGATTTGTTTTGATATCACTGTTGGCAGTGAGGTGTATAGTGCATCCAATGCAGTGCTGGATAGACTACAATTAATGATAGAAAATGAAACCTTGCATGGGAAAATAAGTGAGCTCAGAGCATAGCAATTGATGAACATGCTTGATGTGGTTGTCACTCTTCCCATATCAATTCCACCCATATTAACATTCTTCAGAGAATAGCAATTGCTGAAC